CAAAGCGCTGGATTCGCCAGTTCCTCATCATCCCGCACTGAAACCACGTCAGGCGCTTGGCCCGCTCGCCTTGCTTGCCTGCGCTGATCCAACGCTGTGTTGACCAAAGCTCACCGTCTGCGCTGTATGACGTGCAAATGGTGGGGTTGTCAGTCATGGCGACTTGGCCGGACAGCGGGACAAGCTCCAGCTCGTTGATGATGGCGCCCTTTCCTTCGTTGTAGACGATGGCCGTGCCGAACTCCCAGCGAACATGGGTGCCCCAGTGGGACGAAACCTCATCGCTCAGATAGCCGTACTTCCCGGCCACTGGGTCTGCTGCGTTCCATCGGTCATAGCACCAGACATGCCCCTTTGCGCGGTACTTCTCAAAGCCTTGAGTCGCGCTTGTGAGCGTGAACCAGACGTGTTCACCAGTAGCCTTTGACCCGTTCAGGTCGTACACCACGCAGCGGTCAGGCAAGTGGATGTAAATGTGCGCGTGAGAGCCGGTCATCTTCGACTCGACAACCACTTGAGACAATTGCGCCTCTGTGTACGTCGCCAGAATCTTGTCAATCTCGTCAGTGCTGATCTTCTCAGACGATCCAGACCCAGCAATGTGCACAGCAGGCGGTTCGTTTCGGCCAGATCCAACGAAGGCGATCACGTCACCAAAGACGCAGGCTGCATGTGTACCAATGACGCCGCGCTGAACCTGCGCACCGTCAACACGCGAGAACGGGAAGAAGTCGCCGCCGACGTTTGCAAACACTTCGATGGTGTGCCGGTTGCCCGCGTAGATTTCGCCGCGAAGCTTCAGGACGCACACAATCGGGTCAGGATCAACTTCGGACGATCCGTACTTGAGCGGGTTCACCTGTGTTGGGTCTGTCAGTTCAGTGACGACAAGAGACGTGCCATCGGTGGACATGAAGTACCCGTCAACCCATACATGATCGATGGATGGCCCCAGGTCTGCGTCCGTCACCTGCGTGAGCGTTGAACCATTCCAGTAGTACAGCCGACCGCCTGAGCTGATCGACAGCCGGTCAAACGAGTAATCGAAGGAGCACCAACCGCCCGGGCCAACATCACCAATCACGGCCAATGCGCCGGGAGCGTCAATGCTGACCAGCTTTGTTCCCATGACGCGATACATGCCGCCACGCCACTCAATGCCGCCACGATCAGCACCAGGCCCAACGCCCTGCTGAACCAATCCATAACCGGGCCGCAGGTAGCCATTGGAGATGCCGCTGCGCACAGGCACAGGGATCATGTTCACCGGGTACGACGTGCGAACCTGAGCCTTGTTGTCTGCGTAGATGCCGGAAAGGATCGGTACTTGCATCGCTTACGCCTTGGACCCGCGCACCTCGTAGGTGTCAACGCCGATGCACAGAAGGCCGCAGCATGGGTCTGTTGCGCCGGTTGTGCGCTTGTCGGTGACGGTTGCGGTTCCGGCAAACGAAACCACGCCAGCGCCAACGTAGATTTGCGAGAACCCGGCGACTCGACCAGTGTTCACGGTGACGGTGCAGGTCACTGGCGTCAGCAGGACGCGCCCATCATCAGCGTCAATGGCCGTGTACGTTGCGCCCAAAGTGCCGCCGGGAAGGCCAGTTGCGATGCTTGGCACAGGCTCACGCGACAACGGATCAACCACCACAGGCACCCGGTTTGCATTGGCAACAGGCTGGGGCTGCGTGTAATAGCTGATCGGGCCATTGAACAGAAGCACGGTGATGATCTGAGCCGCAGCAAACGGCCCGAGGAACACATCAGCCAATCCGATGGTATAGATGTTCCCTGCGACGATGGCTTGACCGGACCCGCCTTCTGTGAATGTCAGTGTGCTGCCAGCAGGCAGGGTGATTGAAGTGTTTGCGTTGATCGTTGCCATGATTTAGCCCACCCGATACCAAGTTGATGTGACGGCCTCGAACTTCATTTTGAAGAAGCCGTTAGCCGAGAGAGATGCAGGCGCACCAGCGACGGTAGAGCCAGAAGATGTGACAGTGAGCGTGGCGACCGACTGCGTACACGTCACTTGGACTTCTTGGCCGTGAACCGAATCGCTGGCGGCAGGCAAAACAACAGTGCCCGCAGCGTATCCGGCAGCAGGCGTCAGCACCAGCCACGCATTCACGTTGTCAGGCGGCGCAACCGTGGCCGTGAAGCCGGTTGCATTGGGTGCGCTGTACTGCGTTGCGTTGCTGGACGTGCCCGGCAGGATGAACGCCGAAAGCTGAGACAGCGACATCTTGCGAGTGTCGCCATTCTCTGTGGACCACACGGGCACCAGATCACCCGATTGCAGAGTGCTGGCAGTTGAGTATCGGTTGATGTCAGCCATCATCACTCCACAATGACGCCTCCTGAACCGTCGGTGACGGGCTCAGAGGCAGGGGAAAGGAACGGATTCGAGAAACGGTTGCCAGCACCTGCGGGCATCGTTGCGGGGATCTTCTGGCGCGGAGGAATGAACCCGCGAGCCATGAGGATGTCCTTCGTGAACTTTGCGCGGGCCTTTGTCGTCTCGCTCACAACGCGGCCAAACATCGGACCAATGAGCACGGCCAGATTGGTGTAAACGGCCTCAATCGAAACGTCGGGGATACCGCTGTCTTGATCGAGGTCACTCGTGCCGAGAGTGCCGACCGGGTAGCCGATGCGGATGCCCTCGGCATTCCATCCAGCGATCAGCACATCAAGACGGCGCTTGACAGATTCAAGCTGCTCAGGCTGCATGTCGAAGACGTAGGACGCGAGGCCCAATTCCTCAAGGGCTTGAGTCACGATGTCCCGCTTCTTCCACATGATCAGCCTTTCAAAGCCTCGGCAATGCGTTCTGCCAGCTTGGCATCAGTCGTGCGACCGTCGAACTTCAGGCCCAGATCGTTGGCCTTCTGCTCAAGTTCGGCGCGAGTAGCTGGAGCATCGTCGCTCACAACATCAGGCACAGGAACCTTTGCAGCATCAGCAGCAGCAGCCGCAGCTTCAGGCAAAGACTTGAACCAACCAGCTTCAGCCGTGGCATCGTCCTGATCGTCAGGCACAACGATGTACTCAAACATCACGCCATCGGCCAAGTGCGGGCCGGGAACCTTGAAAAGCATCGACATGTTGAACCTCTTGTGAAACGGGGGCCGAAGCCCCCGCAGTCTCATCAGACTTGGTTTGCCAGGATCGTGCCGACCATCTCAGGATTCAGCACAGTGGCTGCATACAGAGTGGTGTAGCGGCAGGTCACCTTGCCGGTCAGGTGGTTGAAGTTGTACGACATGATCAGGGGAACGCCCTGCTTGGTCGTGGCAGTCATCACCTCGGCACCTTGACCGGACGGGAAAGCCAAGCGGCCATAGTCCAGAGTCACAGCGCCTTGTGCCCAGAAGATGTTCGCGGGCTTGGTGGCCGTGTTCAGGAACACCAGCGGGGCCGTGTTGGCGGCTTGTGCCGACACGTTCTGGTAAGGGCCGGACGACACCAGCGCAGGGGTGATGGTCAGGTTTGCGCCGCCGCCAGCAACCGACAGCACGCGGAACGTCATCAACTGGCCGGTGTCCGACTTGTCGATGTTGTGCACCGCGTTGACACCAGTGATGGTGAAAGCGTCACCAGCCTTGATGTTGGCGATGTTGGCGCCACCCACGTTCAGCACCATTTGACGGTTGTCGGTGGGGACATCGCCGGTCATGGCCGTGACAGTGTGCGACTGGTTGCCGCTCACGGTGGTGCCGGACACAGTGCCGGTCACGGTGATGTTTGCCACGTTGTCGGTGCGGAATGTCGAGAAGCCGGCGATGTCAGGTACCTTGGAGCGCTCGTAGGCCGACTTGTTGATGTCGCCCATGTAAGCGCGGTTGCCCAGATCCTTGGCCACGTCCTTGTGATCGAACGGGCCCAGGAACATCTTGCGTTCCGAGCCAGCGCCGATGCCACGCGACAGCATCAGGGCCTCAGCGGTTGCAGCGTCATCCCATGCAATGGCGCCGACCTTCTTGACGAAGATCGAAGCACGAGCAGCGGCGGCGGCATACAGGTTCTTGTCGATCTCAGCGGCCAGACGGGTGGCAGCAGCCTTGCCCATGCGGGTCTTGTGCACAGGGTCGCGCAGCTCCTTGGCGTCCAGCGAGAACAGTACGTTGTCGGGCGAGCGGTAGACCGTGGGGACTTGACGCTGCACCAGATCGGTGGGGGTTGCGCCGGAGATGTCCAGGCCGGTGGTCACGGTAGCCATGTAGTCCATGGGCTTGTAGAACGTGTCGCCAGCGCGCTGCATGGACTGAGGATCGGGGAACGACTTCTCTGCCTCGTTGGAGATGATGCAGGCGGAGTCGTAACCCTCCACGTATTCCTCGAACATGATTTCGAGGTCTTTGGTCAACTGGTTAGCCATTTTGGGCTCCTTTGGAATGAACGGATGAATAAAAAGGGACTTGTCCCGGTTCACTCATCCGTTACGCCCGGATGGCTGGCAGTCAACGCTGCGCGTGAAGTGCGCGAATCTTTGGCGGCATGTTATCACACCGCCGTTTTCTTTCAACCAGCCTTGCGCTTGGCCTCCAGATACTTGGAGTAGTCGCCGGTTTTGTTCGCCTCTTCCCGCAGCTTCTCCAGATTTGTGGATGTCATCGCAGGCGAGCGCCCGCCAGCACCACCACGGACGACACGCTCAGGCGCCGGGATTGACTTCTTCGGTTGTTGCTTCACGTTTGCCATCATCTCTCCAATCGCCACAGCGAACTCGACAGGGTCTTTCATAGCCGACAGGGCTTGAAGCGCCTTCGGGCTCTTGTAAAGGGCATACACCAGTTCAGCCGGACGCTTGGCACCCTTGACCATGATGCCGATTTGCGTCTGGCTCAGGGCCTCCTGTACGGTGGCTTCGGCTTCCTCAAAGTCATCGACGGGAATCGCCTTCTTCTGCGTGTCGTACTGCGTCAGCCGGTCGGTCCAAGCCTTCTGTTCGGCCTCTTGCTGCGCCTTCTTGGCCTGCTCCTGCTGATCGAATGCGGACTTGCGAGAAACCCACGCCTTGTAATCGCGGGTGAACTTCTCGTCATCAAAGCCGCAGCCCTCGAAAGTAGGCTCCTCACCAACCACGACAGACTCGACCTGCTTGGTCTGGACTTCGCGCTCCTTCTTCAGCTCCTTCAACTCGCGCTGCATCTCGCGGTTGCGCTGCCGAAGCTCCTTCACCCAGTTCGGCGCGGTGGCTTCCTCTTGCGGTTCGGCTTCTTCTTCAAAGCCCGCAATGGTCAGCTCGACGCCTTCCGGCTCACCATCCGGCGCGGCGCCTTCCGGGGCCAGCTCGCCATCAGGGCTATCAGGATCAACGTCCTGATCTTCCGGAAACATCGGCGCCGATTGGTCGTCGATCACTTCGCCTTCTTGGGTGTCAATCTCGCTCATACGCTTTCCATGCTCGGCCAATTCGGGGGCCGGTTCCCGTTACTCCGCGTGTGCGGGAATCTCACATTGTCGGTGATTGTGGCGTCTGAGGTGCCTGGATCACGTCAACCTGCGGCGCTTCTGGCGTGATCCGGTCCAACAACTGCAGCGTCTGCTCGTTGTTGCTGTTCTCGATGTTGGACAGCGTTTCCAGCGTCTTGGCCTTGGTCAGATCAGTGTCAGCCGCAGCCTTGACAGCCTTTGCCGCAGCCTCTTCCGCTGCAGCCTGAAGGTACTGTTGATTGGCGTCAGGCTTTTCACTTGCCTTCGCTTCGTCCATTTGCTTTTGCTCTTCGTCGGTCGGCTTGATTGCCCCCATTGCGACAAGGCGTTTACGTGACCATGCGTTGACGTCTGTCATGCCTTCGCCTTCCATGTTCATGAGCATCAGCGATTCCAGCACCGTGCGGGTCTGTGGGTCTTGCGTTGCCATGATGGCGCTCACAAGGCTCTGAACCATGCCCTTGCGACGGGTAGACGACGATGGACCAGGAACAGCGACCACATTGAACTTGGCCTTGCTCAAGTCGTTCTCTACCGTCTGAGCGCCATTCTTCATGTTTGGTTGCTGCATCTCCAACACCTGCGGCTGGCCTGCCTTGTCCATGCCGCGCATCTTGCGTCCCTTGACCGAGTACAGCACCTTTGCCATCGAGAGCCACACCTCAGCACTGCGCTTTTCAGCCTTGGACGCATTGCTGACGTAGATGAACGCTTGCATGTCCAGCTTGTCCTGAACCAGCTCCACAGCCTTGCCAGAGATGTTTGACACGATCTTCTCGCCGTTCTGCTGATTGCCTAGAACGTCGTTCAGATCCTGTTCCGTGACCTGCATCAACGCAGCCAGCGCAGGCGGCACCATCGGCGGCTTCGTGTAGCCCAATGGCCCGATGTGCGCGATTGTCCCGTCAGGGTTGCGCAGCGGTTCAGCCAGAAGGAATCGGTAGTCCTCGACATCATCATCAGCCCACAACTGCTGGTGGACCATGACCTGTTCAGCACTGAAAATCGGCTTTTCAACGCTGGAGAACGCAGAGATTTCCGCCAGCTTCGACCGCTGCATGTTTGCCAATCGCTGCGGGTCTTTGGCGTTGCGAACGTGGCCGATGCAGTGCTCAACACCATTCAGGAACAACTGCTTTCCGTAGACCGGAATGATGGGGATGACACCGCCAGGGATCTCCCCGCAATCCTCAAGCACCTTCGACCCGCTCAGGATGTACTTGCGCACCACCTTATCAGACACGCGGCGGCGTGACGACAGCGTGAACCCACGAGACTTGAGAGAGTCCTCAAAGCCCTCTTCTTCCAGATCCGCATCGGTCACGATCTCGACCGACTCAAGCGGGCCGGTGTACGTGTATTCCCAATACTTGCGCTCTGTCTTGCGGTAGTACTCCGCCACATAGACACAATCAGCCGTTGCCCATGTGAACGAACCCCAATAGCCGCGAGTATCGACCGGCCAATCGACCGGGTTGTCGTCGAACTCGTCCTTGTAGCGGCCCACCGTGTACGGCACCAGCACGAAGCATCGGCGAGCGTCAGCCTTGTCCTGCCTTTTGGCGTCAAGGTCAAAGAACACCGTCAGATCGGCGTCGTTGATGGCCTCAAACTTGATCCGCTGGCGTTCTTCGCTTGGGTCGTCCTCGTCCTCATAGTCCGCACACAGCCGCCACGCACCGAAGCCTCCCTTGATGGCCTCCTGAACAGCGTTGACTTTGACATCCTCCGCACCTGAATCCTGCTCATCGGCCCGCATCAGCATGTCGCAGGTTTCCGCCAGATCATCAGCCTCGACCCCATCCTTGCTCACGAAGTCAGCATCTACCGGGTTGTTCCGGTACTCGTTGACCAGCCGCTGGCAGGCCAAATGCACCTTGTTCACCTCGAAGCGCGGCTTGTTGGCGAACTGCTCACCCAGTGATCCATCCCACTGCGCGCCACGCTCATCACAGAAGCGGCGATCCTCGAAACACTCGCGGCGGATGGGCTCCTGTACTTCCCAGATGTCGCTCATCTCGGCAACAGCCTCTCGGTGCAGGTCGATCAGTGCTTGTGTCTGGCGCATGGCGGGCATTCTGTGGGGTTCGATGGGCGCATTCTATCGCGCAGGCTATCGGCGGGCAATTGGACGTGATGGCGGGATCATTTGCACAGAAACCGGCGCGACTTGAGCTGCAGCGCGTCTTGCACCTTCGCAGGCGTAGCGCAGTGCGTCAATGACGTGGTTTTTCTTGTCCTCCAGCACCGGCAGCACCTTACCCGTCAATGGGTCAGTCTTGTAACTGTAGAGGGTCAATTCGTCAATGGTGTGAATGCAGCGCGGATGCACGATGATGTCGAACGACTTGAGCCACTCGACTCCCTCCTCTAGTGACTTCGGCCCCTTAACGGCTGGCATGATCTTCGGGAAGCCATTCTTACGCATGTGCGAGATGGTCTCAGGGCGCGCTGAGTCAGCCGTAATCGGCCATTTCTCAGCCTCTGGCACAGTCATGAACAGGGCCGGGGTATCTGTGATTTCACAGCCAACCATGTACGCCTCATGGTCGATGTAGAGGCGTCGCCCGTCGATGTGGCATCGAATCAGGGTTGTAGGGTCAACCGAGAAACCCCAGTCAGCACCGAGGCGGAACACTGCACCGCTAGGCGCCTCGAACTCTTCGATGCTCCAGTTCTTGAACACCCGCGCTTCACTGTTTCGGACGTACTCGCCAAGCCAAACGTGAGCGTATTTGTCTGGATCGCGCCGCTTGTCGTACTCCATTTCCTCGCGCAGCACATCCGGGAACCACGGGTTGTCCACAAAGTTCACCGGGATCACGACAGCGTTAGGAGGCGGGTTTTCACCCCTAAGCAGCACGTCTACCGGGTCTGTTGATTCGCCCGGGTTCCATGTGAACCACAGTTCGGAGCCGGGCTTACGAATTGTTGGGCGCAACAGGTCAAGGCTGCGCTGGCTCATGCTCTGGGCCTCTTCGACCCACGCGCAATCCATACCCTCCAGAGACTTGATCGAATCAGCCGTGTGATTCTGCATGCCTTGAAACAGGATGATCCCGTCGCCAGTCACAGACTTGATACACGACTCTTGAACGTCGAAGTACGCACCGGCGTTCATGCTCTGGATCTTGGTTTCGAGTAGCCGCTTCACAGACTGATTCAGCGACTTCTGCACCTCACGGACGCAGACTGTCCGGCGCTTCTGGTCCATTACGTGCGCTTCAATGACCATTTCGGCCACGCCGTGCGACTTTCCGGACCCACGGCCACCCCACGCACCCTTGTAGCGGGCAGGCTGCAACATTGGCAGCATCCAGCGCGGGGTGTCTAGGATCAGCTCACTCATGCCTTGGGGTCAACAACCCGGCGCGTGATCGTCTTGATTTCAAGCGGGCCACCATCCGGGCCGGTGTGAGCTGTTTCGCTCTTCTCGCGCCAATCCTTTGGGAATCGTGCGGCCATTGATCGGGACCAAACCGACGCCTGAAACTGTCCGGTTTGTGGCGGCATGATGAGGTTTGTTCGCCCCATCGACTCCCACCATGCTTGGCTGCACTCCCTTGCATGTGTCAAGGCTTGCAGAAATTCAGGGTTTGCGGCAGGCCAAAGCTGCTCCAGCGTGTTGCGGGCGACACCAATATCTGCCGCCATTTCCACCACCGACATGCCGAGGCGGCCAAGCTCAATGACTCGCTCGCAATACTCTGGCCGGTAGTCTGTCGGGCGTCCTGCTGGCATTTCATCCTCCACTGCGCTCTAGCGCGATGGTGTCATTCTAGCTCAGGGCTTAGAAAGAGGTGGAGTAGCTCAAGGCCACCGTGTCGCGCCGCTTTGTCAGAACCCATCCGGTGAGCTTTACGCCAACGAAAGCGCCAGCGATGTTCCACGCCATGTCCTTGCCGCTGAAGCCTGATCCGCCGCTTCGTGCGTCATGAAGCTCTTTGATGACGCCGGGGATGGTGGCGACGGCAATGGCCTCAGTGTCGGTCAGGCTTGGAAAGATCGTTCGGACGGCAGCGCCGGACACCACATGCACGGCAAAGTGCTTTTGCTTGTCTGCGCCAGTCCATTCGTCTGCATTGGCCTGAGTGGCTGCGATGGCGAGAACTGCAGAGATGATGTGTTTCATGGCGTGCCTCGATTATGGATCATGGAGCGGGGAGCGGGACTCGAACCCGCAACCACTGACGTGGAAGGACAGTGCTCTGCCAATTGAGCTATCCCCGCATGTGAGGGGCTTTCACCCTCGCGCTTGTCGGATCTCATCCACGCAGCCGATGATGTGATGGTCGAGGGGCCGGAGGTGATCCCGGCAGGCTGGTCCATCGCAACATACCCCAGGCTTTCAGGGCCTGGCTCGTTCCCAGAACTTCACGTTTAGCGAGTAACCATCTCGCATTCCCTCGGGTCTGACCACACCCAGAGCAGTCCCACCAGTTGCAATCGTCGGGCTGACATGCCCGTGGTGGCTTGCTTGATCTGCGCTCTATGGTCAGACCCGAAGGCCCTAGCCGTACAGCTAAGGTTCGGGTTTTGGCGTGTGTTGCTCTCGATTTGATTATACATTCGATGCCAACTTGGCAATGTGCGCGCCGGTGGACTTTTCAGCAGCCTTGACCGTC